GCCCATGTAAAACCTACTGTCTTATACTTAAAACCCCAGGCGTCTATAACCTTAAACGCCTGGTCTAATAGTGGATCAACAACCCACATTAAAAGGACTGCATCGTCCTTAGCAAGGTCACCAACAGGTAACCGAATAATGTCAGTGAGAGACATACAAGGGTAGTGTCTTTCAGGACTTTTATCCTTTCCTTTGTTACTATACGTTTTAAAATACCACGGTGGGTCGGCATATATTACTCCATGTTTTTTGTTTGTATTAAATTCCATAAGATATAAGTAAATATTTAATTAGTAAAAGTATTATTAAAAATCTAGGTAATGACCAATTAGTTCTTATTGCTAATATTCCACCTGTAGCAAAACCCCAATGAATACAAACTAGTGATAACAATAAATTCATTATGAGAAAAATGCCTCCAAGTTAGAAGTTGGTTCGTGTTCCCAACCGATTGCTTGTAATATAAACCTCATAGGGTCTAAAAATGTTTTAGAAAATTGCATCTCGTAATCTATATATGGTTCTAGTTTAAACTCTGTTGGTAGTGTTGTTATATAACTGATAACATCAAACTTAAATGGATTTGCCTCTATCAATTTAAGAAACTTAATCTTATCACCCTCTTGTATGTAAGGATATTTTTGACCAAGATTAAATCGTTTTAGGTTTTCATTATATATCAAAGCACCTTTAACATGAATAGGTGTTCCTTTAATAAATATATTACTACTATGCTTATACTTTCTTAAATTATTACAACTTCTAGGAAAGGATATCTGTTCAGCAGACATAGAAAAAAACTCTTTTTTAAAGTCAGCAATAAGTTTGTGCAAATCTGATTGTTCTTTACCCATAATGGTTTTGATTGCCTCTTTAATCTTACCTCTACAAACTTGTGGTGTAGATGACTTGACTGCCTCAATACCCATAATCTTTAGTTTAGGTTCAGATAGTCTAACACCCTCCTCATCAAGCACATTTAACATATATCTTTTCTTAGCAACCCATATACCTTTGTTGGCAATTACTTCTCGTTTCATTACCATACAGTTCTTAAATGCATTTGTATAATCAGATAGTTCATCAAAACATTTTTCAATAAAAGGTTCTAATCTACTTCCAACAACTTTGTCTATAAAGTTACATATCTGGTCGTTGTCTTTACCTTGACATGTTTTTTCAACTAACTTATCTAATGTTACATAGATTGAATCTGTATCAGAGGCAATGATATAATCTAACTTGTCTGTTGTTTTTAATATTTCATTTAGATAATTATTCATCTTACTTTCAATGAATCTAATAATGAATTGACCTGCTGTTGTAATAGCACTTGCTTGTCTTACATCATAGTATCTAAAGTATTGGTTACCAACGGCACCATAAGCAGAGTTAAGAGCAATCTTTCTTGCCCATTGAATATTGTGGCAACGAGCAATCTCTCTTACAAGTTTAGGGTCTTTTGTTTTTTCATATTCTTTTTTTGCCTTCAACATTCTTTTCTTATAGATAACTCTTTCATTATACATTGTTTCCATCATTTCAGGTAAGAAACCTTGACTATCATTCTTAAACTTGGCGCCATTAGGTGTAACACAAGCATTCTCACCTTTTAGGTGATCTAGTGACACTTGTTTTGATAACATCTTATTTACTGAAATTCCAGATGGATCTTGACCTATTATCTTTTCTGGAGAAATATTGTATTGTATAATGATATGAGGATATAGGGAATTAATATCGAATGATACAACCCACTTATGCTGACCAAGTTGTGGTTCTTTTACATAAGCACCCTCATACTTTGAATCTTTTATATGTTCTTCTCTTGGAGGCACACAGATTTTTCTTTTCATTAAGTGATTTGCTATCAAAGTATCCCATACTCTCACTTGTGAAAATATATCACCATAATTAACTTTACTTTCATAAGCAACAGTTAATGATAAATCAATTAGACCTAGTTTATCTTCTAGTCCATCAACAATCTCTACGTCTTGAATATTGTAATCTACAAACTTTTGAAAGTCTTTCTCGTAAAACTCTTTAAATGTAGCATAAGGGTTTTCATTCTTAGGTTGATTTAATTCTAATTGACCAATGAAGTCAAGTTTATAACTCTCTTGTCTTTGTGGTATAAACCATTTGTATAAATCTAAATAATCTAAATTGGCAATACCAAATAGAGTATAAGCAGTTTGAGTTCTACCTCTTGCTACTATCTCCTCACTTTTAATTATACCCCAAGGCGACATCTTATTCGCTACCTTTTCACCAGCAACCATTTTAATTCTACCAACTAGATAAGGTAAGTCAAAGAATTTTGTATTCCAACCTGTCATAACATCTGGATAGTTTTTAATCCAAAACTTCATAAACTCCATAAGGAGTTGATTTTCATTCTTACATTTAACGTAAGTAACATCTGATCTATCTGTCTTAAAGTCACCGACACCCCATGTTATGATCTGTTTGTTTGAATGATTTTTAACGGAAATACAAAGTAATTCTTCAGTAGGATTTTCAACATCAGGAAAACCATTTTCACAAGTGGTTTCTATATCAAGTGTAAAGATTTTAATTGCTTCTTTGTCCCACTTAATATCTTCAGGATATTCTTTACCAATATATTGATAATGATATCTTTCTAATCCGTAAATAGGTGAATTATGAGTAGCAACGTCTCGTCTAAATCTACGAGCAGCGTCTATGTTTTTAAATGTAATTGGTTTTAAATTTTGACCTTGTAATGTTTTATATTCAGTCTGTTCTTGTGTTAAAGAATACAAAGTAGGACCAAAGTCTAACTTCTCTTTAAAGTCTTTACCATCATGGACACCACGAATTAGTAGTTTGCCTCTATGTTCTATAACGTTTTTATAAAAATTCATAATTTATTCTGTTAAATATTTCCAACTGTATGGAAACTTCTCGTCACAGATTTTAGACATCTCATCTGCCACATCTCTAGTTTCTTTTTGTGTATCTGGTTTACATCTTAAATTACATACCCTAGAAAAAGCATATAGTGTTCCTGACCAATACCATTCAGTCATCATTGATTGTGGTAATACCATACGTGCCTGTTCTGGTGCCACACCTTTTTCTAATAGAGTATTGTAAGTTATTAAACAACTCTCCATTGCTGATTCCATACTATACTTGATTGTTTGATCTAGTTTAATCTCACCATCACTTCCTTGTTTAGAGTTCTTTGGTCGACCTCTCCATGTTTCAGGTTTATATAGTTCAGGTGGAAAATCAACATAACGTCTGCTGACTTCGTTCCATACTAAACCTACTTGATGTTTAACTAATTGTCTTGCGACAAAGATAGGTGCTTTAATTCTAAATTGTAAACTCGCATGAGCAAATGGAGACCAATGATTATGTTCAGCAAGATACTTAATAAGTTTTTCATCTGATTGTTCAAATGATTTTTTGGTCTTTGAATAACTTACTCTGGCAGCATTCACTACAGACAAGTCATTACCCATTACATCTATCAATTCAATTTTCATCATTATAATTTATGGTTATCTAAAAGATGGACAACTATTCCATCATGTTTTTTTTCTAAAATAATTTGACATGCTAATCTACTTTGAACATTATCATAACCTTTTTGATATTCCAACAAATCTATTTCCATTGAATCTTTATTAGGTTGACCTATTATAGATGTCCATTTCTGATCTATTCTTACATGACAAGTAGCACAGGCACAACAACCACCACAATCGGCAGGTATTTCATCAATGGCTTCGTTAGAGAAATCTCTAGCAGCTTCCATCAAGGTCATGCCTTCATTTACTTGGACAGGAATAACTTCCTGACCTCTCATAAAGTTAACAGTTATCACTACAGTTTTGGTAATGTATTTTCTGTAATTAATCCAGGTGTTGTAGTCGATAAAATCGAAGATGTATTTTGTTCATACGATTTTAACAGATCATCTTTTGGATCAGTTATAAAAACGATTTTGTCTTTTTCAACTGTGATTGTATCACTCTTACCAAACGCATTATACAAACTCAACATAAGTTGTATAGGTTTTCCTGGTGCTGATTGTTGAGGTATGATTACGAAAGGTTTGTGTAAACTAATACCTTGATCGTTCTCACCTAGTTTGGCGATTACATCTTCGCCGGTAGTCATTCTTAATATTTTCACTTGTGACATGATATTCTCCTTACATTGTTTATAATAATATAACACATTTTGTGTTAAAAGTCAAGTCTAATCTTCTTCTTCTTCTTTATCAACCGGTTTTAGTCGTTTACTTAATACAAATGTTCTATTAGGGTTGACACTAATATTCATCTGACGCATTAATTCTCTGTTTACTAGTAAGTCTGAACCTGATCTAGGTCTGGAATCCAAACCAACTTCAACATCTTTATATACAAAACCATTAAATGTTATATCTACTAATACTGTGGGTCTAACTTCCGATGGTTCTTGTCCATCAGCGTTTGCTCTGAATACTTTACTTACACCTTTTTTAGGTTTAGTAAAAGTTTTACCATTATATTTCCATTTTACAATTTTACCTTTAGACTCAAGTATCTCATCAGCGTGTAAAGCACATGCCTTTGATCCGTTACCTGTGTCAAACTTAACTCTTACTTTACCAATCTCATCTATCTCAACTGTTTCTAACCAACCAGTTTCTATAAGTGCTTGTCTATCCCAATGAGCTCTGTCTGTAATATGATCTATTACATTGGACATCATTTTTTCACCATCTATTCTACCAGCTGGTTCTGCTTCAGCATAATAATCTCTATGTTGATAACCCTCATAATCAGCACCTGATCCTGGACTACCATTGATCTCTAATAGATATGGTTTGTTTTTAAATATGATATGATCTACACCAACCATATAAGCTCTGGATACTCTAGCTGCTTTTAATACTAATTCTTTTTCTTCGTCACTTAAAATATATGGTGACGCCTCTGCGCCTCTGTGTGTGTTTGATCTAAAGTCAAAACTACTGTGAGTTCTTTTTGTGCTGGCGAATATCTTGTTATCTACTACGAATGTTCTTATGTCAAAATCACTAGGCATATATTCTTGTATTAAAAGTTCTGCGTCTAGTTTCCACATTGCTTGAACAGTTGCCACAAGGCCTTCGTAACTTTCTATTTTGATTACTCCTACACCTTGTGTTCCTGTTAGTGTCTTTAATATGATAGGGAATTTTCCACCAATCATATCTAATCCACTTTTGATATTGTTCTCGTTTGAAATGAATGCTGTTTTTGGCATTGGTAATCCAAACTTCTCAAATAATAATGCTGTTGTTAGTTTGTTATCACAAGTTAGCATTGAAGCTCTTGTGTTAATCATAAATGCTTGTGAGTTTTGAAATGATGATATCAATGAAAGACCTGCTTCATTTTCAAGTGCGCCACCTCTAACTATACAACAAGTGTCTCTACCAACGAAAGTATGCTCACCATTCTTACCATCATAGTTATAAACAGTAAGTGTTCCTTTATCTTCGTCTTTTGCTGTGATTATAGTTGAGTTTGTATTTACAATAACACACTTGATACCTTTTTTCTTACACGCCTTTTGTATAAGATCGGCAGTAGTGTTTTCTTTAGGGTCTTTTGAGTCGGCTACAGTTACCATAGCAACGGTCATAGGTTTATCTTTTCGACCTATGTCCGTTTCTGTGATAAATTGTTTAAACTTCGATACTTGCATTGTTGCTATCTTCTCCGGTATTTTCAATTTTCTTTCCAATATTATATTTAGCTGATAGCGTCCATTCTTTTTTCTCTTTAAAAGGTAATACTTTAATTTGACTTAATGGAGCTTTGTTTTCAGCTTCAGTAGGTTTTACTATGTCAATTAAATTCCAATCTTGTAAAAGAATAGTAATTGTGTTTCTTCTTTGTATGTCGTTTTCTACCAATGTGGCCTTTTTACCATCTAAAGCAAATAGTTCTTTAAAGTGTGTTATGAAATATCTACCTTGTTTGTGTAGTATATGGCATGATTGATAAAGTGTTTTGTCTTTTCTACTAGCAACACCAATTCTAGTTAATGTTTCTCTTACTTTAAGAAAGTCGTCTGGTTGTTTGAGAGTTACCTCTAACATACTATCAGGTGACCAATTTATTATATCTTCACTCATTTTGTTCTCCCACCTTTTTTCAAGGAATCTTTTATAATTTCAATCTGGTCAGTTGTAAGTATATTAAGAGCAGTTTTAGCCTTCTCATTGCTATAACCATAATACTCTTTTACGTATTCCAAATCCTTTAACTTGGTTTGTGATAACCACTTACCACCAAACCTTTTTTGTTTTCTAATACTATTTAGTAGAAAATGGAACTGTGTTTTCTTATCCAAGAAGTGGTAACCATTCATTTCATTAACTTGTGCTATACAATCATAAAACATTGATAAACACTTGTTAATTACAAATGGTGGATACTTCTTCTCCCATGTAAGGTCGTCTGTATCTAATAACTTTTCTTTACTGAAATTGATCGCATTAAGATAGTCTTTCAATTCGTACATAATATAAACTTACTTTCTATTTTTTCATATGTTTATTGTGACCTTTGTGGTTTCCCATGTAATACTCGCCTGGTTCATAATCCCAAACTTTACCGTGGTGTCCTCTAATGTCAGCCCAAAACATTCTAGCTTTCACTATCAATGTTCTAAATAATGTTCTTCTCGCCATTATATGCTCCTACTATCTATTTAAATTTACAACTTGCCATGATTTCTGTCAAACAAGCGACCATATTTATCTCTTGATCTGCTACAAAAGCAGATTTATATTGATATCCGGCTAAAATTAATATTGCTTGAGGTATAGATTTAGAATCTAGTGCTGTGTAAAGCACTTCATAGATAGTTTTGAATAGAAAAGCTGCCTCTTTATCTAGGTTCTGAACCACCCACTTTCTCATATCGTTAAACTTCTTATCTTTCAATGAGATCATTAAGCCTTTGGTGTTCGCCTCCGATAGACTAAACAGTATACCACTGTCTATTTTACCTCTTACAGAATACCTTTGTAGTTCATTGATAGTTCTTCTAAAGTCTGGATAGAATTTCTGTATCAGTTCACCTAATACTTTCTTTTCAAATTCTATATTCTGTTCCTTTAGAACACCCTCTAGTCTTTCCATAAAAGCAGTAGCTGTCTTAACCCTTTGACCATTCTTAATGGCAAAATCGATAACAGTACAACGACTATGTAAAGCAGGTATTATCTTATTAACATAATTACATGTAAATATAAATCTACAGTTTTTGTAAAATGTTTCTATAAAGTTTCTTAAAGCAGGTTGAACACTATCAGCATTCATATAATCTGCCTCATCTATTATAACCACTTTATGATTAGCGTCTTCGGTAAGAGATACAGTGGAGGCAAAGTTTTTAATCTTATGTCTCAATGTATCTATTTGACGACCCTCATCTGAACCATTGATGATGATATAATCAGCACCAAGTTCCTCACATAAGGCACGAGCAACAGTTGTTTTACCAGTACCGGCAGTACCAGATAACAACAGATTTGGTATTTCTTTTTGTTTTAGAAATTGAGTAAATGTATTCTTTAAGTCTTCACTTAATATACAATCACTTATCTTCTTTGGTCGATATTGCTCGACCCATAAAAAATCAGACATTTAAAACCTCCCTTAAAATTCAGAGTCAGGTTCTAATGCTATCCAATATTGTA